CAGCCCGATGGCGAGGGTGCGGTACCGTTCTTCCTGTCATCCAGTTGTACACCGTAGCGCGAGTCACACCAAACATGGATGCAACTTCGATCATGGGTATACCTTTGTTGATACAGATATCGGCCAGCAGCATAACTACGTCCGTTTGGTCCGCATCTTCAACCTTCCGCAGGAATAGGGAGTAGTACCCCCGTGGCGTATTACGCATCGTCGTCTGTTGCCCAGTCGCTCAAAATGTCCGCTACGTTTTTAGGTGCGGCAGTCTCAGCCTTTGCTTTCACAGCCCGCTTGGTTGGCTCAGGCACATCCTCAGTTTGCACGGCTACAACGGGGGTATCCTTAAATGCTTGAGGCAATGCAGCTTGCTGCTCGCCGCTGGCTTTGCTTGGCACCATCTTAAACTCGATAGCGTTTCTTGTGTCTTCCGTCAAACTCTGGGCTTTGGCTTCTTCCCACTCGCTACGCTCCAAAGGACGCACGGCGCGGAACTTCAGCACAGGCACAGCTTCGCTTGTATCAAACCGCGCTTCAGTCACGATGCCAGTGATTGGGATGCCGTGGCCGGACAAGAACTTGCCGAACGCTTGCAGTGGCATCTTCTCGCCTTCAGCACGACCGAAGTACGACTTAGCGGGAACCGACAGGCGGTAGATGTTGCCACCGATGTCATTCTCCAACGCAACGGCCAAGCGCTTGCTGAAACGGCAGGCGCGTGATTTGCCTTCGCCCGAACCCTCGATGTTCTGCGCGCAGGTAGCGCACGATGTGCTCTGTGGGTTGGTGACTTCTTCGTTGGGCACGATGCCTTCGGCGGACCAGCACGCGGGCTTGATGTCCTTGCCTTCTTCATATTTCTCTGCGTAGTAGGTACGAGTCACGCCCTTGCCGCTTGCGATGATGACCAAGTTCATGGCACGGTCTTCGTTCTTGGCAACTTCTTCACCGCCGACGATCATGCGCCATACGCCGCCTTTGATCGAGATCGACTTGCCGCCGGACGAACCTGCGATGTCTTTGGTGGTTGCGTCGGATGCCTCACGCAAGTAGTCGGGGATAACTGAACCAGATTTGAAGAGAGATAGATTACTCATTTGATTTCCTTTGAAGTGAAGTTACTTTGCACGGCGTACTGTGATCGAATACTTGGACTCGACGTTCATACTCTCGGGCAACTTGTCAGGGTTGGCTTTCAAGAATTCCTTGAAGTTAGTCTGACTGACGCGACGCTCCAGAAGTTCTGGCGTATCGTGTTCTTTGATGAACCGATACATAGCGTCCCAATCAGACGGCCAGTACCGGGTCTTGACGGTGCGAGTGAACGAACCGTGCTCTGTCTTTCCGCCGTCTTGTCCGGTGGTCTTGCATATTTCGAGAAGCTCTTGTTCCACAAGATCCATCTGCTCTTGCAGTTCATTGACTGCGGCTTCCATTTCTGCCGTCTTCGCGGCCTTCGCGTCGCGGATCTTGATGTAGACCTTTACGAGTTCATTTGCGTCCATGCGATGCTCCTTAGTAGATGCTTGCGGTGTTTAATTTTTGTACGACCGCCTTGGTGATGCTCGTGATGAAGGTCGAGTTTTGCAGCAAGTGCATCGCAAGGTCCGAGACGATCTTGTTGCGTACAAAGGAGATATCAAGCGGTTCGCCCGCATAGTCCTGCTCGAACCCTTGCATGCAGACAACGATCTGCTCTCGGATGCGGTGTGTGATCTTTTCGTTCAACTCAAGCAGCATCGCTGCGTCCGATTCTTGTGTGTCCATTGTGATTTCCTTTTTGGTTTACGTGGTTGGGGGAGAAAGTATACAGTGCCAAATTAGCCCGTCAAGCCTTCTGGCGTACTCGGTCATCAATTCTTGGGAAATAGATTGGATGGCGTAAGCCTCTTGTTCGCTACCGGGGTTGGTTTCCCCGTACCATTCGCAGTAGCGCTGCCATATATGCACCGCTTCGTGGATCAACAGCCCAGCCACCTCAATTCCGGGGCGATCCCGATTTGCTTTTATACATACGATAGACGCTGCCTTGCCATCCGACGTAGAGAGATGATGCGCAGTGGCATCTGCATGGTCCGTCTTCAGCCAATCGGGGCGTTCTTTGCACCCCATCTTCGATAGAACATCATGAAATTCGGCTTGCGACAAACACAATGTCATGAATGGGGCCGGTGCAGAGATGCGACGGTCAAGCCATTGGTACTTCGGTTTCATGCTAACTCCTGTTTGTAGAGCTCAACTAAGTCCAGGTGCGCGTCTACTTTGTTCTGCAACATGGTGTACATACGGCGCTCGACGGGACTACCCTGCAAGTGCGTGACTGTAACCTTGTTCGTCTGGCCCGCGCGGTGTGCGCGTGAATTTGCTTGCAAGTAGATCTCTGTGGAGGCTACTGGACCCCACCAAACAACTTGGTCTGCGCGGGTTAGGGTAATTCCGTGTGCCGTAGCTTGTGGAATGAGGAGCAAAACACGCGTCACGTCTTCGGTTTGGAAGCGTTTGATGATGTCCGCGCGCTGGTGACTGGGCACACCGCCGTGAATACACTCCACTGCATACCCGTTGGGGTTCTCCATGCCGATGAAGCGCACGAGCCGCTTGGTCAATTCCTCTTGCAGCATATCCAGCGAATGCCGGAACGGCACAAACACCAGTACCTTGTGGTCTGTGTTCTCGATCACGTCCATCAACTCATCGATGCGGTTGCTCACATCAAACTGTACGACCTCTCTAGTGTCCGTATACGCCGCCCCTTGCGAGATTTGCAAGAGCTTGTTGAGCATGGCCGCTGCATTGGTTGCGGTGATCTCTTCGCCTGCCGCCACAGTCATCATTTGCTTCTTGATGGCCTCGTAGTATTTCGACTGCTGTGCGGTCAGAGGTACGTCTCGTGTGGTGTAAAGCAAGTCCGGCAGATCAAGGCATTCCGCTTTGGTGAAACGTATCGCAGGCTGCAAGATGTTGTGCACCGTGGACTTGGAGTCTTGCTTGGGCACCCACTTGTATTGCGTCAGCTTGATCATCACCTTGTCTCGGAAGGAACCGAAGAAGCGAGGCACCGAGTCTGGGTTCACAATCTTTGCCAACCCATAGGCGTCGAGAGGAGACTGCGATGCGGGGGTGCCGGTCATCAGCCACATGCGAGTGTTGGCTTTCATCAGACTAGCTAAGTATTTCCAACGGTCAGTCTGCACGCTCTTGATTGCGTTGGCCTCGTCCACGATTATGAGATCGAACCCGCCCTTGGCAAGGTCATCGGATACTACCTTTACGCCGTCAAAGTTGATGATGACGAATTCGAAGTTGCCTTGCACTACCGCCGTGCGTTGCTTCTTGCTGCCTTGTGCGATGGCCACTGTGCGGTGCATCACGGTTCGGAATAAGTCAGCGCGCCATGCTGTCTCCATGATTGATACGGGGCACACAATCAGCACTCTATGCACCTTGCCCTGGCGCATGAGGTAGTCGGCAGCCCAGGCCGCTGCGCTTGTCTTACCCGTACCTGCCTCGTTGAATACAAAGCAGCGGGGGTGCATCGTAAGGAACTCGGCCGTAGTTCGCTGGTGCTCGAAGGGCGTGTACACGCCGGGCCAATCGTAGCGTCCCAGAATGGGACTAGGAACGTCTTTGATACCGAGATTGCGAAGTAGTTGCACCTCGTCAAAATCCCAGTTCACAAGTAGCTGACCGTCGGACATCACTTTGCTCTTGGGTATGAGTGCTGTGATCTGCGACGCCTTGGGCGTGTTGAAAAGCAACGCTTTATTTTCAATTATCTGCATCTCGCCCTGCCTTTTCGATTTGTTCCATGTGCGCAACGAGGCGTTGCAATTCGGCTAACTCATACTGCCCATCGAGTGTGACTTGCAATGGGAAGTTGTGGTACCAATACAGCGCGGAATACTCGCTAACGTCAAGATGGTCTATGTCGTAGTAGATTTGTCCAAGTGCGTCTCTTACGCGTTTGATTTCAGTGTTTTGCATGTGATTTATATTGAACAGATGACGAAAAAAGCTGGGTAGCGAACTACCCAGCAATCCAACCAAGGAAACACCCAATGGACATGGGCGTCCCAATATTACATCACTTCTTGCGCTCTCGCTTGGAGATTTGCGACTTCATTGCACCGGTCTTGGTGCGGGAAAAACTGGTGTTCTCGGCCTCGCTTGCGGCTCTAAGATTAGATAGCTTGGTGGGGGCCCCGCCCTTGGACAAAGCCTTCTTGTGGTCCACGTCCACATTCGATGGCAGATCGCCGTGCGCCTTCTCGTAGATGCGGCGCGCTTGGTTGCGCTCTGATCGATTCTTGATTTGCGCTGGCGTTCCTTGATACTTATCGTACTCGCTATTTGTAATCACGCTTTTTGGCCATGATCGTGCTCCTTTTCCCCTTGCGCATCCTGCAAGGTAGGTGTGTTGTGATCTACGACTTTGCGGCACCATGCAACAAAGTCCTCTACGGATGTGTCAGCCCGCCAGTGATTCAGCGCCCTGCACACCATTTGGATATTGTCCGCTGTA